GACGCAGCCGGTAACGCGGTGTCGATTTACAACAACACAGCCAGCAATGCTACGATCAGCCTGACGATTACGACGGCGTATATCAGCGGGACGGATACGGACAAGGCATCGGTAACCCTGGCAACTCGCGGTGTAACGACGATCTTGTTTGTGAACCCGTCGCTGTGCGTTCTTACCGGAAGCGTGAGCTAACACATGTCTGGAAGTCAGCAACTTCTTTTGGGTGGCGCTCCTCAGGTTACCCCGGTAGATCCCTTTTTCTACTCCGTCACCTCATTGCTTCACGGCGATGGGACTAACGGTGCCCAGAACAATACGTTTCTGGATTCCAGCACCAACAACTTCACCATTACGCGCAACGGGAACACCACTCAAGGCTCGTTCAGCCCGTTTAGTCAGACGGGGTGGAGTAACTATTTTGACGGCACAGGTGATGAATTAAGTGTTGCCAGCAACGCCGCGTTTAACTTGTCCAGCGGTGCTTGGACTGTTGAGGCTTGGATATACCCAACTACGTCTGCCGGATACAGAACCATTATTTCCGGTCGTTCTGCAATTTGGGAAATGGGGCTAAATACTGGAACTTATCAACTTTATTTTTATAACGGTAGTCTTTACACGACTACAGCCACAGTCACGCCGAACGCTTGGAACCATGTTGCGCTGTCATCTAATGGCACCGACATCAAGATGTACATCAACGGCGTATTGGATCGAACGGTAACGGCAAGCCCCGGCTCAACGGCTACGGCTGTGTATATCGGCAGCGCAAATACCGTTCAGTATTTTACTGGATATATTGCAGACGCTCGGATTGTAAAAGGTACGCAAGTTTATCCGTCGGCTTTTACACCACCAACCGCACCCCTCACGGCAATCACCAACACCTCACTTTTAACCTGCCAAGCCAACAGGTTCCTTGACGCTTCGTCTAACGCCTTTGCTATTACCGCCAACGGCAATGTCAGCGTTCAGCCTTTCTCGCCCTTCAACCCCACCACGGCCTACAGCACTAGCACGGTCGGTGGCAGCGGCTACTTTGATGGGAGCGGGGATTACCTTGTTACGCCAAGCAACGCCAATTTGTCGTCAACTTTGCTTGGTAGTGATTTCACTATTGAATGTTGGCTGTACTTAACTTCGTATCCTTCTGGCGGCGCGCCGATTTGGACAAATAGCGTTTCAAACAGCGACGGATTTTCATCGGCTTACGTCACTTCAACCGGAACAATCGGTACCGGCAAAGTTGGAACTAATGAATTTGTAACAACAGCCACCGTCGTCCTAAACGCATGGAATCACTTTGCAACGGTTAGAAATGGCGCAACCGTTTACACATACTTAAACGGCGCACAGGCAGCCAGCGGCGCAGCCTCAACGTATTTGAATACGTCGGCTACGAAGCCAATTCAAATCGCGCAAAGCAATCAATCATCGCCCGCAAATTTGACGGGCTACATAAGTGGTTATCGCATCAGTACAGCGGCGCAATACACGGGATCAACTTACACAATCCCAACCGCACCGCCCACGGCAATTTCGGGAACCAACTTACTGCTCAACTTCACCAACGCCGGTATCTTTGACAACGCTGCCGATGCGGATTACGAGACGGTCGGCAATGCCCAGATCAGCACCTCGGTCAAGAAGTACGGCACGGGGTCTATGGCGTTTGATGGGACGGGAGATTGGGTTTACAACTCTGGATCATCGCCAATTCTTACAAACATTTCCGGTACAGCGGATTTTACGATTGAGTTTTGGGTTTATTTTAATTCTGTATCCAATAATCCACAGGTCGTTTCTGGTTATAGCGGTTCTGTCCTTAACTGGGCTTTTTACATGGGATCTGCCGGGAATCTTGCGTATTATTTAAGTTCAAACGGATCAACATGGAATATTGCGTCTGGTGTGTCGTTTGGCACGACAATGACAACCGGAGTTTGGTATCACATTGCGTTTGTTCGTGTCGGCAGTAAATTTATTCCTTATGTTAATGGAAATGCGGGAACTGCAACTACTAGTTCTGCGTCAATTTATTTCAACAATCAAGGTTTCCAAATTGGCGGAATTTCTGGATTTGTATTAAACGGGTACATCGACGACTTGCGTATCTCTAAGGGCATAGCTCGTTACCCCTACAACTTCACGCCTCCAACGGCAGAATTCCCCAACATCGGCGGCACGGTCACGCTGACTGCCGATCCGTACTTTGAGTACACCACTCTCCTGCTGCCCGGTAACGGCACCAACGGAGCGCAGAACAATACGTTCCTAGACTCGTCTACCAACAACTTTACGATCACCCGCAACGGCAACACGACTCAGGGTACGTTCTCGCCGTTCTCGCAGACGGGGTGGGGGAACTACTTTGACGGAACGGGTGATTTTCTTGAGGCTGCTAGTAGCACAGCGTTTGATATTGGAACGGGCGATTTCACCGTTGAAGCGTTTATTTACGTCACAGATATTAGTGCAACTCGTTACGTTGTAAACAGGTATCAATCATTTACTGGCGGTCGCGTATTTTCGTTGGGGTTAAACTCCGGTGGGTATGCGGCTTTTGGAATTTATAATTATGCAACTCAAAATTTACCGGCCGGATACAAAGAGGTAGCGTCTGCAACTGCGGTCACCACTAATTCATGGAATCACATTGCTGGCGTTCGTAGTGGTGATAATCTTTACATTTTTGTAAATGGGACTTTGCAGGCTACCACCACTGGTGTTAGCGCATTTGATGCTTATGGCACCTCTCCATTGCAAGTCGGCGCGTACAATTACAGCGGAACAACATTATTCCCTTTTCTTGGATACATTTCTAACGCACGCATTGTCAAAGGCACCGCCGTCTACACGGCTAATTTCACGCCTAGCACAACACCGCTCACCGCTATCACCAACACCTCCCTGCTGACCTGTCAGAGCAACCGCTTCGTAGACAACAGCAGCAACGCCTTTGCCATCACGCGCAACGGTGATGTGTCTGTCCAATCCTTCAGCCCGTTCAACCCCACGGCAGCGTGGAGTGCAGCGACCTATGGCGGGAGTGGGTATTTTGATGGGAGCGGGGATTACCTCAACGGCCCATCAACCGGGCAGTTCGCGCCAACTGGTGACTTCACTATTTCAATGTGGATTTACCCCACATCGTTTGCGGCATCTTTCTATGTCTTAGCGGGATCGTGGGCAGGTGCTGGTGCAGCGAATGAATGGCTGATTCAATATGACAATACTGGTGCCATCCGATTCTTGACGACCACCGATAGCACATTTAGTGCTGCTGGCGTAATCAAATTAAACCAATGGCAATTTTTGTCCATTAGCCGTACTGGAAGCACGTTGACCGGCTACGTTAACGGTACGTCGTTTAGGTCTTATACGCTTACCGGCACAGTTGGCTCTGCAACAAAAGTTGTTTACATTGGCATTCAGTCTGGAACGATTTGGCCGTATATAGGTTATATGGCTGACTTCCGTATGGTTGCTGGCTCGGCTGAAAGCGCAACGCCGCCCGCTTCTCCTGCAACGGCTATCAGCGGCACCAATATGCTGCTCAACTTCACCAACGCAGGCATCTACGACGCTACGTCCAAGAACGACCTTGAGACGGTGGGCAACGCGCAGATCAGCACGACGCAGAGCAAGTTTGGCGGGTCGTCAATGTACTTTGACGGGACGGGGGATTGGCTTCGTGCGCCATCTGGCCCTATTACTTCGCTTGAAGGTGACTTTACAGCAGAAGGTTGGGTGTATTTAAGCAGCACCGCTGCGGCATGGCCTGTGTTTACAGTTGGCGATTCAAATGGTTCAACTGGAATTGAACTGTATCGCGCAACATCAAATGGAAAATGGCGTGTTTATTCAAATAACACAGCGCAAATTGATAGCACGACTTCTACTGGCACGGGATCATGGGTGCATCTTGCAGTCACTCGGTATAGTGGTGTTGTCAGACTTTTTATTAATGGAATAAATGAAGGCTCTACTTGGAGTACAACTGGAACATTCTCCGGCGCTGTTTATGTTGGCGCTGAGTTTTATGGTGGCTCTGTGACGGTTGCGGCAAATGGTTACATTCAAGACCTTCGCATCACTAAAGGCATCGCCCGTTACACCAGCAACTTCACCCCGCCGACTACGGCGTTCCTGACCCTGTAAGGTGACATATGACTCTTTATAGTTTCAAAGGCCATTACCCGGTTGAAGTCATCGACAACAACAAGGGTTGGTACGAAGTTCCGGCCAAACCCGAGGCACCGGAGGGTAAGCAAGTTGCGTGGCTGAACGGCGAGTGGGTCGTGCGTGATCCTAAGCCCGAGGATCGTCCCGGCTACCAATGGAACTGGAACCACAGCGAGATGGCGTGGGTGGAGTGTGAGTACGCGCAGACTGCGCCGGAAGTAATTGTGCTTGAACCCATCTTAGTAACCACTCCGTCTGACTCTATTAGCCTCGTTGTTGACGGCGGATTCTCGGAGCCGATTACTCTGGCTGCGGGTTCAGATCCGATCAGCGTTGCAGCATTCAGCTTGGTTATTAGCGATTCACAACCGTTTAGCGATTCGGAGCCGTGAGGATGGAAATGCAGGTCTTGTTCAATATCGTGGTCGGTGTAGCAGCGTTCTTTGGTGGATGGTCGCTTAATCAGATCACCCGCAGCATTGAGCGTTTGGATAAGGACGTTCGCAATATGCCGTTGACGTATGTGACTCAAACAACGTATCAGCGAGACATTGACGACATTAAAAATATGCTGAGTAAGATCTTCGATAAGCTGGACGAAAAGGCCGACAAGTAATGAACATGCAGAAGATTGTCGATATGTTGTTCCCGGTGTTGTTGGCCGCTGTAGGCTGGCTTCTGACGGAGATCGCGTCGTTCAACAATCGTCTCATTTCTATTGAAGGAAAGATGCCTGCCTTGATTACGCCAGAGGGTGTTCCTACCGATAGCCCAATCAGCGCTGCTAATCGCCAGAAGCAGAAAGAAGAACTGCTGGATAAGATTTACGACCTGCAATTGCGAGTTAAGTTGCTAGAGGAGCGCAGCAAATGATGACGATGGTCAGCACGTTCTTGTCGTTCCTTGCAGGCGGTTTGCCCAAGATTCTTGAGATTTTCCAAGACCGCCAAGACAAGAAGCATGAGCTTGCCCTTGTTGCCGCCCAAAAGGAGCGTGAATTAGCTCTGGCTGAACGAGGCTTCATTGCTCAAGCTCGGGTCGAAGAGATCAAGCTGGAGCAAGTTCAGGTGCAGTCCGCAGCCGAAGAGCGCGTAGCTCTGTATCAGCACGACATGGAAATCGGCAAAGGCGCATCGCAGTGGATGATCAATCTACGGGCTTCGGTTCGTCCGGTCGTCACCTACATCTTCGTGCTGGAGCTGGTAGCCATCAACATCGCTGGTGTGTGGTACGCCTACAACACGGGTGTGCCGTTTGCGGCTGCGATGGCTGAAGTGTTCTCGGATGACGAGATGCTGATCCTGTCTTCGATCATCGCCTTCTGGTTTGGTACCCAAGCATTCGGCAAGAAGTGAAAGTCTCCAAGGCCGCCATCGACATGATCAAACACCATGAGGGTGTCCGGACTAAGCCTTATCGCTGTCCGGCGCTGTTGTGGACTGTCGGTGTCGGTCATGTGATTGACCCCACCCATGCAACGGTGAAGTATGAGGAGCGTCGGAATCTACCGATACCCGAGGGCTGGGACCGGGTTCTCACGATGGACGAGGTGGACCGGATACTTTCTCAAGACCTTGGCCGGTTTGAGCGTGGTGTGGTTCGACTTTGCCCTGCTGCTGTTGGCCGTCAGGGAGTCTTCGATGCTCTCGTATCTTTTGCCTTCAACGTGGGCCTCGGCAATCTCCAGCGTTCTTCCCTTCGGATGAAGACCAACCGAGGTGAGTTGGAAGAGGCGGCTGACGAGTTCCTGAAATGGACCAAGGCAGGGGGTCGGGTGCTTCCCGGTCTTGTCAAGCGCCGTCAGGATGAGCAGAGGCTATATTTGTCTTAATTAGGGTATAATCGTGCCCAAATAGTCTTGCCCGACTGGTAAGACGCGGGACTAAGGAGAGGTGTATGCCTGCGTCGATGACATTTACCAGTTTGCAAGTGGACATCCGGAACTACCTTGAAAGAGGTGGTGCGACGGACCCTATTGTCTATGAGCAGATCCCCCGGCTGATCACCCTAGCCGAGCGGCGGATTGCGCGTGAACTGAAGATTCAGGGATTCCAGACGGTGGTCAATACCACCATGCAATCTGGGGTAGCGGTCTACGCCAAGCCGGATCGCTGGCGCGACACCATCAGCATCAACTTCGGCACCGGGACGAACAACAACGTCCACACACCGGTCTTCCCGCGATCTTACGAATA